GGTTTCTTTCGAGACTGTTTCCGGATGAAGAGTGATTTTCCTGAACTATGGAAGGACCTGCTTGTTATAATCCCCTTTTACGCAGCCAGTGCTCGTTTTATCGAGCTGGTTGAGATCTTGGGTCTTGGCCGGGTGCCCTTGAAAAGGTTACCTAGTCAAAAGATCCGAGATTACACAATGGGACAGCTACAAGTAAAGACCGAAGCAGCAGGGAAATTACGGGTTTTTGCTATGGTTGATAATCTGACACAAGCTGCCTTGCGCCCTTTAAATGATTACCTCCTTGACATCCTTCGAAAGATGCCAAATGATGGTACATTCGATCAAAAAGCATCGGTAAAACGATGTTTTTGTAAGGCTGAGGCAGCTGGTCACTCATTTGGTTATGACCTTTCTGCCGCTACCGACCGCCTTCCTGTTTCCTTGCAGTCACATATCCTTGAGACCTTAATTGGTCCAGGATTTGGATCTGCATGGAAAAGGTTGTTGGTGGATCGAGATTATATTCTCTACCCAGAGGGTCGCCGGTTTTCCGGTGACTCTTATCGGTACGCAGTGGGTCAACCAATGGGAGCATTATCTTCCTGAGCAATGCTAGCATTGACTCATCACTTAATCGTCCAGCACTCTTACCATTTAGCCTACCCCCTGAAAAGGGTCGACTATTGGTTTGAGGGTTATGAACTTCTTGGAGACGATATTGTATTATTCGATCCCCAAGTGGCCCATCACTATTTAGTGGTGATGAAGCTATTAGGTGTTGAAATCAATCAGGCAAAGTCCGTGGTTGCTAATCGTCCAGCTTTTGAGTTTGCTAAGATAACCGGGTTCAGGGGTGTTGACGTCTCACCCATCTCCTGGAAAATGTGAATTTCCCAGAGATCTTGGATGGGGCGTGCAAACATCCTTTTTCACCTGGTGAACAAGTTTCCTATCCCGAACCTCTCCTTCTACATGGGGAATGTTTTGAGAAAATCAAAATATACTCTTGGTAAAAGTGAGTACTCTAAACAGGCCTTATTTTCTATGTTTGCCTTTAAAAAGGGGATAATATCCTTTTTTACTGGTATCGTAGATTTTAAGTCACCTTTTAAGACTGTTCTGGGGAAGGTCTTGCTTAACTCAACCAATCTCGATTCAGTATTGGGTGCCGCTGTTCATAATGTACAGTGTACCTCTATACCGAAGAAAGTGGTTGATCATGCAAACGTTCAGAAGAAATGGATCATTAGCTCGCTAGGTGCTAGGGTTCGTTCTGCTTTGAATTTAAATGTCCCTGCGATGGCTCAAGATCTAACGATTTCCATACTTAGGGAAGCCTTTGAGGTTCCCTTTGATTTGGATATTGTTTGTTCTTTTGGGCATAATCCTAGGACTGATATGGAATGGTACCTGCAAAGGATTTTCCTTCTATATTCTACTCAGGTTGAGTTTTATCTTAGAGTTATTCTCAAAGATGTTCTCAACATTGAGCATTCAAAGGTTCTAGTATGATCTGCGAAACATTGAGCGCTAAGTACTAGTTACGAGCCTGAACAGGTTAGTGCATTAGTTGAGGATGTGGCAAAAGTTAGAGCCTTTATGGATCTGTTAGTACGTCATGCGAAAAAAGCTGAAGGTATTAAAGTGGATCTTCCTGCATTGGAGAACATCAAGTCTGTTTCCTTTCTCGAGAAAATCTTGAAAGAAAAACCGGCTTGACCTCTCTTATGACAGAAACGGTTCTAATGCAACTGTCTCCTGGCTGATTTGTCAACCAGAATGTATTGACACTAGTATCTACTGTCTCGTAATACTCACCGTAATGGTCAGTTACTTACAGGTAGATGGATA